GTAGGAAAGCGTTAGGAAGTGTCGGGAAGCGGAGAGGCGTTCCTGACGATGTGGAGAATGCGCCTTGTCGGGTCGCTTGTCAACCCTTGTGGATGCTTTTGGGTGTAGAAAAAATTGAAAACGACAGATGGGAGCAAGCAGGCGGCTGGCATTGAGCTTGCTACGCGCATCGCGGGGCACGCCCCAAGCCGCTCGACGACGCCCCAAGCCGCTCGACGACGCCCCAAGGGAATACGCTATGCGTTTTGAGCCGTTGATAATACAGGGTTTTTCCCCTTCGCGGTGTCATTTGTGCTGACATGGAGGAAACCGTATGCGCTCGCTGCGCGAGGGGGCGCGGGGGGATGCGCGCGTTCTTTATCGCTCGACCACCCCTTCACATTTCTACCCCAAACATCCGGACCCTCCCTAAGCCGCCATGAGGCCATCCAAGACCGCCATGAGGCCATCCAAGACCGCCATGAGGCCATCCGACAACATTTCTTTTACGCCGCCCCTTGACAAATGGCCCAATCGTTCTACGTTAATCCTTAAGAAGGATAAGGGACTTCCTACACCATCCTACCCATCCCTTGTTTGGGATTAGAGTGAGGATATGTGTAGGAAGTCCTCAAGCCGTACTCAGGCAGCCCTGATCCGTTTTAAGGAATGGCTTAAGGGGCGCTTGGCGGCTGGGCCTTCCTTTGGCCCGCTACGCACCGACGAGAAGTGTGCGACGTACTCGCGGCACATTTCCTCAAGCATGGCCTCGGCGTGATCCTGAGCCGCCTTTGAGGTGTTCCGGTTCATCGCATCCACCCAATACGCAACTGCTCCCGCCAAGGCGTCCACGCGGTCATCCTTGCGGAGGGCCCCACGGTCGCGGGTCAAGCGGGTGAGCTGGTACATCAGGCGGTAGTCGCCGGCCTGCTCGGTGTCGTAAGCCTCCGTAGATCGCAAGTCGTCTTCGATAACGGTTGGGCACACCACAAGGCGGTGCTGGGCGAGGACAGGTTCGAGGGTGTCCACGATCCGCGCCTCCTTGGCCGTGCTGCTCCACGAAGCGTCTTCAACCGCCACGGCGTAGCTGCTGGCGGCCTCGGCACGAAGCATGGATGAGAACATGCCTCCGCCGTAGTTAGGCTCGACGAGGATCAGGTTCACTGACTGCGCCTTGGCGACGCGGATAAGCCGTTGCAGGGTCGCCTTCTCATAGCCGGCGGTTGTTCCGCCTGCCGCTGTCAGGAACAGGCGCCCATGCAGATGTTTTACCACCGCATACGCCGTCTCATCGCTACCCCGGCCCGAGGGGTCCACAAACATGACTGCGCCCTCGTATGGGCTGGCGTCCTTTGAGACATACCCCGGCCTGAAATAGCGGTCTCCGGGGAGGCCAACAGGGTCCAGATCAAGCAACTGTTCCGCCGAGGCCGCCCACATGAAGTCCACGGGGGCAAGGCGGGTGTCGAGCGGGTGAACGAGAAGGTCGCGCAGCTTCAGCGGATAGCGCTCGGCATCCGAGAGCGTGGTGTCGAGCTGGAACTGAAGGGCAAAGCCGGCCTTTCCAAAGGACAGCTCGCGTTCTAGGAGGTCGTCGTTGTGGAAGCGGGCGCTGTCGGTCGGCGTCCATTCAAGCGCCGGGTCGGCGTCGAGCGCCTGCACGATGATCGGGGCCAGCACGGCCCGCATCTTTTCGAGCTTGTCCGGGCGAGGATAACGCGCCGGCCAGACGCGAATGATGTATCCGGCCTTCTGAAGGTCGATGTAGATCGACTGCTCGGTCTGCGGCGTACCTAGATACACGACCTGCCCGCCCGGCTTCAGGATCGCGTCAAACTCCTTGACCTGCTCCTTCAGCTTCTCACGCTTGGCGGAGGTATCCGAGTTGTTCGTGACCTCAATGTCGTCCGCCACGATAAGATCGGCGCGGGTGCCTGTGATCTGAGACGTGATGCCTAGAGACAGAACCGAGGGGCTCTTGTCGGGGCGGGCCGGGCCAACGTCGAAGGATAGCTTGGACTGCCGCTGGGATGACCGAGGACGCAGGTGCGCCAGCTCAGACATATCGTTGATGAGGTCCAGCGCGAAGGTCGAGAAGTCCGCAGCCGCTTTGGCGCTGGCTGAAATCACGAGGATTTTGATCTGCGGGTCGCAATAGAGCCGCCACAGGACGTAGGCGACCGTCTCCCAGCTCTTTCCGACGCCTCGAAAGGCCATCGTGATCTGGCGGCGGGGACCGCCCTGTAACCACTGAGCGATGTCGTACTGGATGGGCGTGGGGGACGCGAGGTCCAAATGCCGCCAGACGAGGTACAGGAAATTACGGAAGTCGGCCTTGAGCGGGTCGAGGCCGGGGCTAACGTTCTTAATAGGCGTTTCCTTGGGCTGTAGTGGCCAGCTGACTGGCTTCTTGAGGGCCTCGGCTAGGGTGGTAGCCGGGAGCACTAAAAGCCAGCCAGCGGCCGTCGTAGCCGGTTAGCGAACGAGCAGTCCGATTGCGGCGGCGTACAGCGTTCCGGCCCCCGCGCCGTTGGTCAGCTTCAGGCGGTTGTAGGGGTAGAGCGCAAAGCACTCGATCAGGCCGGCGTTGCCGGCTGTGCCCGCCTTCAGATTGAACCACGTCACGCCGTCCAGCGATGCTTCAATAACTGCGGTCTGCGACGTAGTGGCCGCCCAATGGGCCTTAATGAGGCCACACTGGTCGTTGCTGCCAAACGAGGGGAGCGTGACATAGGTGATGGCGTTGGCGGCGATAGCCGCGCTTGCGGCCGTGCGGCTCACGGTGTTGGTAAACGGCGTCACTGGATAATGGCTTCTTTCTCGGCCAGCGTCTCGGCCGTTGGGTACGGGAGGTTGGCGAGCTTTGATAGCTCGGTGTAGTTCTTCTCAACGAAGTCGAGGTTGCTGTCTTTGAGAAGCTGTCGGGCGACGTTTAGGTCGGCCGCCGTGGCGGTTCCGTCATTCATCCGGGCCGACAGGAGGTCGATGAGGGAGCGGTGAAGCGCTTCATACGCCTCGCGTTTGACAGTCATCGTCCGCGAGCCTTGGAAATTATTTGAACCACGAGCCACGCCACGCCGCAGATTGGCATTAGTAATACGGCCAACTCAGACATGTCTTCGATAAGCGGTAGCCAAGTGGGGGAAAGAACCGATGCAGCGGCTACGGCCGTCGTGACAGTATCAAGAACAGGGTGCTGGGGGTACTGAACCATTGTTATACTTTTGGGGAGGGCTCATCACCCTCCCCGTTGGTTAGGCCGCGATCAGCGCGGCGGTCTTGTACCAAGTGCTGTTAACAGCGATGTAGAGCACTTTGTTGGTCACATCGAAGTACGCCTTCGTAGCCCACGAGACGCTTGCGGCGTCCCCAGCGGGCGGCGGCCCGAGCCCGGAGCGCAGCCACACCCACTGATCGGGGCCGGGCTTCAGGCCGGTCTTGTCGGCGCTGGCATAGGTCTCTTCCGTACCGGCGTCATTCAACCCGCGCAGAAGAAACCCGGTATTGTTTGGGTTCGCCAACAGATTGCGGAGACGGATCGTGCCATCCGAGGACGGGCGTCCCAGCTCGGCAACCGTCGTTCCGGCGTAATCAAGCAGGCGGATGCCGGCCGCCGCCGCGTTCCCAACCCGCGCCGGGGAATAGCTGTCCTGAATATACAGCCATCCTCCCGCCGAGACTTTGCCGCTCATCGTGAGGGCGTCAGCGGTCAGCGTGGTTGCCGCGACCGACGTAACACGCCCGTCCACCAGATCGGCACCGTAGGCCACCACGAGCGCATGGCGGTTGTCTTCCAACTCGTCGTGCGTCACGGCGGCGAAGCGCTGCGTCACCGGGTCGAACACAACTCCGATGTAGAGGTCGCGAACGCCGTCATCGTTGTCGAACAGGTTGTCGTCGCCATAAATCGGGTCGATGGCGAGGTCGGGGTTATCGGCGTCCCACACGTTGAAGGATGGGAAGACAATACGCCGGAGCGCTTCCCACTTGGTCGTCTGCCCACGCATGAGCGCCTCCGCAGGGGTGCCCAAGACGTAGTGGGCGGACTGCGGCGTCGCGGTTCCAGAGTTCGACGTGCGCATTCCGACGTGAGCAATGACCCACTCCGCGTTGTCGATGCGGGCGGTGTGCAGCGCGTGAGGCAGCGCGCCGCCGGAGGTAGGCAGCGTCGTCGAAGTCACGCCAAGCCACGTCCAAGTGTCGCCGCGATCCCTCGTGATGGCGGTATAGCCGGCGGTAGTCGCGCCGCCGCCCCGATGGATCGTGACGATCTCGTTGTCCGACAGCGCCAAGACAGCGCCCTCTTCCGTAATCGTGATCGGCGGGGAAGCCCCAGCGTCAGCGAGGTAGATGCTCTTCCACGTCCACGTCTTACCGTCGTCGTCGGATAGGGCGAGATACTTCACGCCAATCGACAAGTGACACGCCAAGACGGCCAAACGGCCCGGCGTCGGGAGGCGGATAATGTCGCCGAACACGCGCTGGCCATTGCCAGAAATCTGGCCGGCTTTTGCAGGGTCCGCCGTGCGGCCGTCGCTAAGATAGTTGATGCTCGTCACCTGCATAAGCGACTGCGGGGACCACACCACACCGTCAGTGCTTTCCTGCTGGTAGATGTAGGTGTTCGCGTCACCGGGCGGGATTTCCACCGTAAGCAGCACCATGCGGCCTGCGTGGTTCAACCCAATTGCTTGGCCGTAGGCATAGCGAGTGCCACCAGCCTGCATGTTACCGGCCACGGGGAGCGGCGCGCTCCACGTCTCGCAGTCGTCATCGGACCACGCGACCGCCGTGTCGCTGTACTGCGCGTTCGGGTTCGTCGGGGTAACAGGGTACTCTGCGTCAACGGGCGACTTGTTATAGTTCGGAGAATGCCCGAGGCCGCGCGTGAAGGCGGCGATGTACCGCCCGAACGGGAGCTGAGCGAGGCGCGGGAAGGCGTTGTAATAACGCGATCCGTCAGCAACCACCTTGAAATTAAGAGCCCCTGCATCCGTAGTGGACGAAGGTCGGCCGGGCAGGCGCGGTGGGCGCGGCATGGGACCAAACGAAGCCCACACCGCCTTGCCGCGCGGCGTGACCAGCGTAGCTAGGCCAGCACGTTCCACAGTCGCTAGAGCGGACCGCAGCGCCGATACGAAGTAGAAGCGGGAACGCGCGGTAAGCGGGCGACCCCGGAGCTTTGCGAACTCAGCGGCGGCTTCAAATCCGGCGGGGTAATCGGCAAGTCCGTCCGGCGACGTGTTCGAGCCCGGGACGCCAAACTGCTCCGGCGACACCTCAACGTCGATATGCTCGAACCAAACGTCGTCGGCGGATTTGAACTTCCCAGCGTGTGCCGGTTCGGTGGCGACCCGCTTGAACAGGGCCCCGCCTCGGTCATCGACGTAGGCGTAACCCATCGTGATGACGAAGAGCTGATCCGCCGGGAAGGCGACGAGCTGGGCGGCCGTAGTGGTCGAAATGACCGCCGTAACGCTGGTGGACACGACGAGCGGCTGCTCGATGACGCGCGGCTGTCCGGCAGGATCGAAGCCAACAATACCGCCGCGCCGCGTCGCCACGTCCGGCAGGGCCAGAATGTCGTCAGGGACGCGCAGAGAGCGATTGCTGGCGGTGGTCGCCTTATCCAGCGCCTCTT